TTATACGCAAGGGTTTTTAATACGGAAGATGGACAAAAAGTATTAAGACATTTAAGGGCTATCACTATTGAACAACCAACTTTCATTCCTGGCGAAGTTGCCAGTTATGGATATTGTAGAGAGGGACAAAATTCTTTGGTGAGAGAAATTGAGAAACGCATAGAGAGGGCAAGAGGATGAGTGAAGAAAATCAAGCAGTAGAAAGTCAAGCAACTGAAAGCGAAGGTTTATTAGATCAAGGTATTAATGAAGTAAGGGCAGAAGAACAAGCACAAGAGGACAAAAATCCTGAAGTGATTGAAGATGTGTTTGCTAAAGATCCAGAAGAAGTTAATACCGCAATAGCTAACGAAGGGGAAGAAGTTGAATATGACAGACCAGATTATTTTCCTGAAAAGTTTTGGAATCAAGAAGAAGGTCCAGACATTGAAGGCTTGGTCAAATCTTACAAAGAAATGGAGAAAAACTTTTCTCAAGGCAAACACAAAGCACCAGAAGATTACGATGTATCTTTTGCTGAACAATCAGGTATACCACAAGATGATCCTTTACTAGACCGTTTTCAAGGTTGGGCAAAAGAACATGGGGTTAGTCAAGCAGCATTTGAAGCATTGGCTAAAGATTATATTGATATGGAGGTATCATCCTTAGAACAATTTAAGGTTGATGTTAAAACTGAAAAAGACAAGTTAGGACCAGATGCAGATCAAATTATCAAATCAACTGCTGAATGGGCAAATGGTTTATTTAACAAAGGTGTTTTTAACGAAGAAGAACTAGAAGCATTTAAAGGTGCTGCTGGTACTGCATCAGGCGTTAGAGCCATGCAAAAGTTAAGACGATTCTATGGGGAAGGTAACATTCCAACAGCACAACCAAGTGACGAAGGTGTGCCAACATTAGATGAATTATATGCTATGGTTGGAACCAAAGAGTACAAAGAAGATCCTAGTTATCGCAACAAAGTACAAAAATGGTTTAAACAGCGTGTACCTGACGATCCAAGCAAAGATTATATTTTATAAAAAGTTGCAATCTTCTAAGTTTTAATTACACTATACCGTAAGGATAACAGTATTTCTGCCCTTGACACTCGTATGAGGTGTGGTAGGCACAACCTACAAGTAAGATGCCCTTATGGACAACATCAAGCGATAATAACTTAACTATTATATGGAGATATTATGAGTACAAGTATTAGCTCAAGTTTTGTTACCATATTTGATGCCGAGGTCAAACAAGCATACCAGTCTGATCGTGTATTAGCAGGTACTGTAAGAGAGAGAGCAGGCGTAACAGGTAACACATATAAGTTTAACAAGTTAGGTTCAGGTGTAGCGAATTTACATATTCCACAATCTGATGTAACACCGTTAAACTTAGCACATTCGCAAGTGACAGCTACAATGTCAGACTACAATGCTGCTGAATATTCAGATATATTCACAAGCGGTAAAGTATTGTTTGATGAAAGAGCAGAGCTTGTTAAAGCATTATCAATGGCGATTGGTCGTAGAATGGACCAACTTGTTATTGATGCGATTGATGGTGCAGGAACATCATTAACTGTAGCCAATTCTATTGGTGGTTCTAACACAAACTTAAATGTTGATAAAGTGTTAGAAGCTAAAAAGTTAATGGATCAGAAAAATGTACCTGCTGAAGGTCGTTTTTTCTTATGTCATTCAAACAACATGGCAGCTTTCTTAGACGACAGCGATGTGAAAACTATTGATGTCAACACAACTAAAGCATTAGCTCAAGGTACTGTTGATTCATTCTTAGGATTCAAATTTATTGCTATCGGTGATAGAGATGAAGGCGGACTTGCTGTAGATGGCTCAAGTGACAGAACATGTTTAGCATGGCACCAAAGCTCAACAGGACTTGCTTTAAACATGGATAAGAAAACAGAGATTAATTACATTGCTGAAAAAGCATCGTTCTTAGTAAACTCAATGTTTTCTGCTGGAGCTGTTGGTATTGATACCAATGGTATTGTTGAAATAACTTGTCGTGAATCATAGGAGGTAACTTATGGCTTATTCAACTGATGGATTCGGTGCGTTAGCAGGACAAGGCAGATCTGGTGATTTACCAGCTTTGTATGTCTATACAACTACCGATGCACACACTGCTGTTGATGCTGCTGGCTACTTCAACACTCTTTCAGATACTTTGAAAGTAGGTGATATGATTATGGTCCATGGCTCAACAGGCGGAACAAGAACAGTAACAATGCACATTGTTGTATCTAACGCATCTGGAGTAGTAGATGTGTCTGATGGTACAGTAATTGGTGTGGTAACTGATTCTGACTAAGTAAGATAAAGTTGCTCTGTTTCGGCAGAGCATACTTTTTTAAGGAGATTATATGGCAGCAGGAGATACTAAACTTACCATTTGTAATGATGCACTCTTGATGCTAGGTGCAGCAGAAATGACCTCGTTTACCGAAGGTACGGATTCTGCAAAAATATGTGACCGTTTATATGATGACTTAAAAAAGTATATTTTATCTATTTATCCTTGGTCTTTTGCTAAAAAGAAAGTGCAATTAGCAAGAACTAGCGATACACCAACAACAGAATGGCAGTATGCGTATGCGTTACCTGCGGATATTATTGGTACACCTAAAGCTCTGTTTCAAACTTCAACAGCAGGTGCATTACCACAAACTGAGTTTGAATTATATTATATTGACCAGCAAAGATTATTAACAGATTATGATACAGTTTACATTGATTATGTAGCAGATGTTGATGAATCAAGATTTCCAGAGTTTTTTGTTTATATGCTACGCCACGCATTAGCAGCAGATTTTGCAGAACCATTAACCGATCAAATTACCAAAGCAGATTATTTTAGAGCATTAGCATTTGGTACTCCTGCTGAAAATGGGAGAGGTGGTTTATTTAGACAATGTACACAAGCTGATGCACAAGGACAAAGATCACAACAATTAGGTAATAACAGTTTTGATTTAATTGAGGTACGCTAATGTCTAGGGTGATTGATATCCAAAATAGTTTTACTTCAGGTGAGCTAGATCCCAAACTTATAGCTAGAGATGATGTCAAGGCTTACGATGCAGGCTTAACAACCGCACTTAATGTTGTGGTTCTACCGCAAGGTGGTGTCAAACGAAGACCTGGAACTAAATTTATAACAGAATTAGGCGGTAGTCCTGAAAATGGCATACGATTAGTGCCATTTGAATTTAATACATCTGATGCTTATTTATTAGCATTTACTCATAATCGTATGGCAGTTATTAAAAATGGTGTGTTACAAACAAATATTGCAGGCAGTGGCAATAATTATCTTACAACTACTATTACCTCTGCAATGCTAACTAAAATGTGTTGGGTACAAAGTGCAGACACTTTAATTGTAACTCAAGAAGACATGGTGCCTAAAAAAATTACTCGTACTTCTGATACAGCATGGACTATAGCTAATGTTACTTTTACTTTTAATCCACAACACGCATTTACTTTAACCATAGAGAATACATCAAGTGCAGGCACGCTAACACCTAGTGGCACAGAAGGTAAAATTACTTTGACGACACAGCATAGCTATTGGAACGCATCAGATGACATTGGTAGTTTTGTAAATGTAATTGGCTCTAATCAATTTGGTAGAGCAAAAATTGTTGCGGTTGATTCTGCAACAGTTGCACAAGCATTGATTGAAATACCATTTTTTAATACAGATGCACTGGCTAATGCAGATTGGGAACATGAAACTGGTTATGAAGATACTTTTAGCGGTAGTCGTGGTTATCCAAGAACAGCTACTTTTCATCAAGGCAGATTGTTTTTTGGTGGCAGTAAATCAAGACCATCAACTATTTTTGCATCTAGGATAAATGCGTTCTTTGATTTTAATCCTGGTGAAGGTTTAGATGACGATGCGTTTGTAGCAACACTAGATACTAATCAGCTTAATACTATAACCGACATATTAAGTGCTAACTATTTACAAATTTTTACCACAGGTGGTGAGTTTTTTGCACCACAAGATTTTAGTGATCCATTAACACCTGCTAATTTTATTGCTAAACTACAATCAAGTCATGGTAGTAAAGAAAACATACGAGTACAAAACATATCAGGTAGCACCATATACATTCAACGCCAAGGTAAAGCATTGAATGAATATATTTATGACCGTGGTGGTGATGGTTACTTAACATCACAGATATCATTGTTATCTAGTCATTTATTAAGCACACCGATTGATATGTCTATTCGTAAAGCTACTTCTACAGATGAAGGCGATAGATTATTAGTTGTAAATAACGATGGTACTAGTGCAGTCTACACATTACTTAGAGATCAAAACATTGTTGCAGCAACACAATTTACCACAGATGGTTTATTTTTAAATGTAGCAACCGTAGTTAGCGATCAGTATGTAGCTGTAAAACGCACTATTAACAGTGCTAACAAATATTATATTGAACTGTTTGATGAAGCATTTACTTTAGATAGTGGGGTATCAGGTGGTGCAGCATCTAGTCATAGTTCAGGACACTTAAATCAAAAGACTGTAAAAGTAATTGGTGATGGCGTAATGCAAGCTGATGTAACAGCAGGAGCTAGTACAATTACTTTTGCAAGCTCAACTTCTAGTTCATATCAAGCAGGTTTGGATTATACAGTGACCATTAAAACTTTACCGATTGAGCCTAGTATACAAGGATATGCTTCGCTAAGAGGTTTTAAAAAGCGTGTACTAGAAGTCAACGCATTTTTAAATGAAACACAAAATTTAACGATTAATGGTAATACCATACCGATTAGAGCATTTGGTACTGATAACTTAGATGTCGCTGTACCAGAGTTTACAGGTACTAAAACATTACACGGTATCTTAGGGTTTAGTTTGACAGGACAGATAACTATTGGACAATCTGCACCACTCAAATTACACTTACTAGGTATGGATTATAAGGTTAGCACAGGAGGATAGATGTCAGCACCACAAGTAGCTATGGCAGCATTTACAGGTATTCAGGCAATAGGTCAGATACAAAATGCTCGTTATCAAGCCAATTTAGCAGAACGCCAAGCTAGAGAAAGTTTAAAACAAGCTGAAATGAAAAAAACTCAATTACAAATTGAGGGCGAACAAGAACGAGTAAAACTTGCTCAAGAAGAAATTTTGCGTATGCGTAAAGCTAAAGAAACGATTGCTACTGACATTGCAGCAGGAGCTGCATCAGGTGCCTTAATGCAAGGCAATGTATTTTTAAATGAATCCTTAAAAAACCTTAGTGAAGATTTAAATATTTTGCGTACTGAACGAGATTTGATTATGCAAAAAACCAAAGGTGCAGTTGGTAATTTAATGGCATCAGCTTATGAACAAGCAGCAATGACTAGAGCAGCAGGTGAAGCAGCAAGAAAAGCAGGTTATCTATCTGCAATAGGTACTTTAGCTAAAGGTGGTATGCAAACTTATTCTATGGGTGGTCCAAGTGTAGCACCAACAGGACCAAGTTCTGGAGATATTATGGGTGGTAAATATGGTACGGCACAAGGACCTCTAGGAGGTAAGGCTTACTAATGGCAAGAAGAAAATACGAATCAGACAGAATACAACGAACCATAGGTATTGTAGGTGGTAGGCAAGTTGCTGATGTATCACCATTAGTAAGAGCAGAAACTGTTAAAAGCCAACAGATATCAGCATTGGTTGATACCATGAAAGGTTTTGTTGCTGATAAATTTGAAGTACAAGCAAAAAAATCTGCTGCTAAGATTGCCTTAGAAAATGATCCGTTAAAAGTATTAGCAGAAACTAAAGATTCGTTAAAGGTTGTAGATCAATTAGCTTTTGCTTTATCTTCAACTCAATTAAAAAATAATTTATTAACAAGTGTTAATAATAAAATTATGCAACAAACAATAGAAAGTAAAACAAATCAAGATACTCCAGAAATATTTAACACAAAAGTAAATTCTATTATTAATAACGAATTACAAAGTATAAGACCAAATTTTGATTCACCATTATTTGAATTAAGTTTTCGTGACGATATAGCAAAAAGCGTAAACAAAACAGTTCAGGATTATTCTGCTGATTTAATTA